GGAACTGTAACTGGCACAGGTAGTGTACTTGGTGTTATGGTTTCAGAGAGTTTAAATGATGGCATCTTTGCTTGTCGCAAACCCTCTGCTGGTACAAATTACTTTTATAAGTGGGTAGCTTCTTCTTCCACTTGGTCAGCCATTACAACTCCAGCAGGTGTTACAATGGTGGGAGTTAAGAAGGTTAGGTTTACTAGATTTAATTGGGGTGCTCCTAAGATTGCATTAACTGATGGAATCAATCCGGCTGCTGTGTATGATGGAACTACCTATACACAAATTACAGATGCTAATGCTCCTAATAGTCCTAAGTATTCTGCTGCCTTTAAGAATCATTTGTTCTTAGCTGGTGATACAACAGATCCTTACAACTTATATATTTCTTCTCCTTTGGCAGAGACAAACTTTAATCCAGCAAATGGTGCTGCTGTTATCAATGTAGGTTTTGAAATTGTTCAGATTAAACAGTTTAGAGATACGTTGTACATCTTTGGTAAGAATGCCATTAAGAGTTTGACAGGAACTAACATTGCTGACTTTGTGGTTGGTGAAGTGACAACAAATTTAGGTTGTGTTGTTCCAGATAGTGTGATAGAACTGGGTGGCAGTTTAGTGTTCCTTGGTCCTGATGGTTTTAGACCAGTGGCTGGAACAAGTAAGATTGGTGATGTGGAATTGGAAACAATTTCAAAACAAATTCAATTCACCATTACATCAATCTTACAAGAACTTGTAGCTGGTTCTATTGATCCAGAAACACTAAGCTCTGTAGTGCTTCGTAAGAAGTCACAGTTTAGATTGTTCTTACCAGCCGAAGGAACCTTTGGTTTGTTAGGTGGTCTTAGGGCCAGCGAAGGTGGTGTGTCTTTTGAGTATAGTCAGCTTTTTGGCTTTCCAGCTACATGTGCTTCTAGTGGATATGTTGGTGTAGATGAGATTGTTATTCATGGGGACTCTACTGGTAAGGTGTATAAACAAGAGACAGGAAGTTCTTTTAATAGTACAGAAATCCTGAGTGTTTACCAAACACCTTTCTACTATTTTCAAGATCCTTCAATCCGTAAAAACTTCTATAACATCTCTACATTCTTGCGTAGTGAGGGATCGACTAGTATTGTGATGGGTGTGTCGTATGACTTTGATGACTCTGTTAATGTCTTCAATCCAGCCAACTATAACATTTTAACAACTGGTGCTGCTGCTTATTACAATGAAGCCATCTATGATGCTTCAGCAATTTACGATGGTAATCCATCACCAGTAGAGAAAACAAACATTGAAGGCTCTGGATTCTCCATTGCTTTCAAATATGTGACTAATGATCAGAATGCTAGTCACACAATTCAGGGCTTGGTCTTGAATTATTCGATGAATGACAGACGCTAAGGGGAAACTAAATGGCAGGTTATGTAAGACAGTCGGCTGCTGATATTGTACCAACGGGTGTAGTTCGTGCAGCTCCAATTAACAATGAGCTTAATGCTCTGCGTGATGCTTTTGCTACTGCTGCTGGTCATAGACATGATGGCACTGCTGCTGAGGGTCATCCTGTTCCTGTTATTGGAGATGCTGACTTATTAAACAAGATTGCTACAGACACTAGTAATAATAGACATGGTGTGTTTGTTGAAGTAGCTGCTGCTGCTGTTGAGCAGGTACGCTTTCAAGATGGTGCTATTGTTCCAGTAACAGATAATGACATTGACTTAGGCACTAGCTCCTTAGAATTTAAAGACTTACACATTGATGGCACAGCCAACATTGACAGCTTAGTTGCTGACACTGCTGACATTAATGGTGGAACAGTTGATGCTGCTGTGATTGGTGCAAGCACCGCTGCTGCTGGTACATTCACTGCCCTCACTGCCAACACCTCTTTAGTTGCAGCCACTGCTGACATCAATGCAGGTACTATTGATGGTGCTGTGATTGGTGGCTCTTCTGCTTTAGCCATCACAGGCACTACAGTTACAGCCACCACTGGCTTTGTTGGTAGTCTTACTGGTGCTGTCACTGGTAACACTGCAGGAACACACACTGGTGCTGTTGTTGGTAATGTTACAGGAAACTTAACAGGTAATGTTACAGCCTCTACAGGCACATCAACATTCAATGATGTCACCATCAATGGTGGTTTGAACATGGATGCTGGCACTGCTGCCACCATCACCAACTTAACTTCTCCTACAAACTCTGGCGATGCAGCTACCAAAGGCTATGTTGACACAGCAGATGCTCTTAAGCTTAATCTGTCTGGTGGCACAATGTCTGGTGTCATAGCTATGGGTACTAGCAAGATCACTGGACTAGGTGACCCAACTCTTGCACAAGATGCTGCCACTAAAACTTATGTTGATACATCTATCAGCAACTTAGTAGCTGCTGCTCCCGGAGCGTTAGACACTCTGGATGAACTTGCTGCTGCTTTAGGTGATGATGCCAACTTTGCCACCACAGTTACCAACTCCATTGCAACTAAACTAGCACTTGCTGGTGGCACTATGAGTGGTGCTATTGCAATGGGTACTAGTAAAATTACTGGTTTAGGAAATCCAACTCTTGCACAAGATGCAGCTACTAAAACTTATGTTGATACAGCAGATGCATTAAAACTAGATCTTGCTGGTGGCACTATGAGTGGTGCTATCGCTATGGGTACTTCTAAGATTACAGGTCTTGGCAATCCCACAGCAAATCAAGATGCTGCTACTAAAACCTATGTAGACACTGCCGATGCATTGAAGCTGAACTTATCAGGTGGCACAATGTCTGGAGCCATTGCGATGGGTACTTCCAAGATTACAGGCTTGGGTACTCCAACAGATAATGCTGATGCTACAACTAAATTGTATGTTGATGGCATCTTAGGCTCTGCCACTGCTGCTGCTGCTTCAGCTTCTGCTGCAGCCACCTCTGCTTCTAATGCTGCCACTAGTGCAAGCAATGCTTCTACATCAGCATCTAATGCTTCTAGCTCTGCCTCTGCTGCTTCTACATCAGCTACAAATGCTGCTGCTAGTTATGACAGTTTTGATGATCGTTACTTAGGAAGCAAAGCTTCTGCTCCTTCTGTTGACAATGATGGCAATACTCTTTTAGTTGGTGCATTGTATTGGAACAGCACAAGCAATGAGTTGTATTTGTGGACTGGCTCAGCATGGACTCAGGCAGCTTTGACTGCTGGTAGCTTTGCTACTTTGACAGGCACTGAAACCCTGACAAACAAAACTCTTACAAGCCCAATATTAACAACCCCTCAGTTGGGTACTCCCTCTAGTGGTACTGTAACAAATTTAACTGGTACAGCCTCTATTAACATCAACGGCACTGTGGGTGCTACTACAGCTACTACTGGTGCGTTCACTTCACTTACAGCATCTACAACTCTTGGAGTAACTGGTGTATCCACCTTAACTGGTGGTGCAGTTGTTCAAGGTTTAACTGTTGGTCTTGGTGCAGGTGCTTTGGCTACCAATACTGCGGTGGGTGTTAGTGCTTTGCAAGCAAGCAATAGTGGCACTGGTAGAAATACAAGCGTAGGTTATCAGGCGGGGTTTAACAACACTACGGGCAATAAAAACACATTTTTAGGGATGTATACAGGTTTTGAAGTAAGCACGGGCGTAGAAAACACATATGTTGGATATGCCACTGGGCCAAATGGAATTGCATCTACAGGTTCATATAACACTGGTTTGGGTTCGCAAGCACTCTACTCTAACACCACAGCCGCTAACAACGTAGCTGTTGGTTATCAGGCAGGGTATAGTAATACAACTGGTGGCGTAACTGCTTTTGGTTATGGGGCTTTGTATAGCAACACAACTGGTGCGGCAAACATTGCCGTTGGTTTAAACACACTTCGTCTAAACACTACTGGTAGTTACAACGTAGCTATCGGGCAAGGTGGTAACAACACTGCGCTTGCTTCAAACACCACAGGCTCAGGCAATGTGGCTATTGGTGGAGATGCTTTATCTTCAAATACAACAGCCTCCAACAACACTGCGGTAGGGTCTGGGGCGGCTTACTATAATACAACTGGCGCATTTATAACTGCCGTTGGTTATGCGTCTTTAAATGCAAATACTACAGGTTCGCAAAACACTGCTGTTGGTCACACATCATTAAATGCCAACACCACGGGCGTAAGAAATGCCGCTTTTGGAGATGTTTCTTTAAGAGTCAATACAACTGGAAGCGATAACCTTGCAGTTGGAAGTAATGCAATGTACACAAACACCACTGGCTCAAGCAATACTGCCATTGGTTCACAATCTTTACAAGCCAACACCACAGCAAATTCCAACACCGCTGTTGGGTATCAATCTGCATATACAAACTCAACAGGCGCAAACATTACGGCTATTGGTTATGGTGCTTTGTATACCAACAATGCCAATAACAACACGGCTCTTGGTAAATACGCTGGTTACAGCAATACAACTGGTAATGCCAACGTATTTATTGGTTCTGAGTCTGCCGCATCAGGTTTTGCCGCTGGTTATTTAAACACGACTGGTTCAAACAACGTAGCAGTTGGTGCTAATGCACTTTCCAACAACACCACAGCATCTGCTAACACCGCTGTTGGTTATCAGGCACTTAAAGCCAACACCACAGCCATTAACAACACGGCATTGGGTGCATTAGCATTACAAGCCAACACCACAGGCAACTACAACACAGCCAGTGGGCATGGCGCACTCTACTTCAACACCACAGGCGTACAGAACACAGCCAATGGGTTGGGAGCACTTGAGGGCAACACCACAGGTAACAATAACACAGCCATGGGGTTTCAAGCACTCCTCAACAGCACTACAGCATCAAACAATACGGCAGTTGGTTATCATGCGGGGTATGCTAATACAACGGGAACAGGGCAAACTGCACTTGGCTATCTAGCGTTGTATTCAGCAACCACAGGCTCATACAACACTGTTGTTGGTGAGCGTTCTGCTTATAGCATGACCACTGGTGAGCGAAATGTTGCGTTAGGCTACACATCTTTGTACAGCAACAATACAGGTGTTAGAAACATTTCTATTGGTATGTCTGCTATGGAGGCAAACACAAGTGGTAGCTACAACATAGCTATAGGTTATCAAGCCCTTGCAACTAACACCACAGCAAATAGCAACACTGCCGTAGGTTATCAGGCGGCTTATGCTAATACAACGGGGGACAGAAATACGGCTCTTGGGTGGACAACGCTAGATGCTAACACCACAGGAAATTACAATACTGCACTGGGTGCAGAAGCGTTAGGGACAAATACCACAGGAGGTAGCAATACTGCGGTTGGATTGCAGGCACTTATTACAAATAGCACTGGGTCAAACAATACTTCGGTTGGTTTTCAATCTTTACCAAACAGTACCACAGCCTCAGACAACACGGCTGTAGGTTATCAGGCGGGGAACAGTAATACTACTGGCAATTATTTAGTTGCATTAGGACATGAAGCACTTCTCTCCAATACCACTGGTGCTAGAAACGTTGCACTAGGAAAAAGCGCACTTCGTAGCAATACTACTGGAACGTCAAATATTGGTATTGGGTATGGCACTGGTGTCAGTGTAACCACAGGTCTTGCAAATACATTTGTTGGAAATGATTGGTCTGGAGTTTGGGGTGCTTGTGGTGAACTTGTTACCACTGGAAGCGGAAATTCCTTTTATGGAACGGGCAGTGGTAGGGCGATGACTACTGGCTCCAAGAACACCATCATTGGCTCATACAGTGGCAACCAAGGTGGCTTAGACATTCGCACAGCAGGTAACTACATCGTGCTGTCTGATGGAGATGGTAACGCTAGACTAATTAGTGACAATAGTGGTTATATTGGCATTGGTTGTTTTGCCAGATTAGGTAATGGTGGAGTTTTTATTAGACCAAATGTTACTGAAGGTGCAGCCGAAATATCATTTAATAGAGCAGACACGGCTAATAGTAGTTTTCCTCTAACTTTTTACAATAATGCAGGTATAGTTGGTTCTATAAGTTATGCCAACACTAGTACTTCTTTTAACACTTCATCTGACTACCGCCTGAAGAACACCATTGCACCAATGACAGGTGCATTGGCTAAAGTAGCATTGCTCAAGCCTTGCACATACAAGTGGAATGTTGATGGCTCAAACGGGCAGGGTTTTATCGCCCACGAACTTGCTGAAGTTGT